GGCGCGGGCCTGACTGCCAAAGGCCGCGAGAAGTACAACGCTGCTACCGGCAGCAACTTGAAGCCGCCAGCCCCTAACCCCAAGACCAAGGCAGACGAGGGCCGCAAGGCTAGCTTTTGTGCCCGCATGGAAGGTGTAGTCAAGAACGCCAAAGGCGATGCAGAACGCGCCAAGGCATCACTCAAACGATGGAAGTGCTAATCATGGCAACTAAACCTGGTCTCTACGCAAACATTCACGCAAAACAAGCGCGCATCAAAGCCGGCTCTGGCGAGAAGATGAACAAAGTCGGCAGCAAGGCTGCGCCGACCAAGCAAGACTTTATAAAGTCTGCCAAGACTGCGAAGAAGAAGTAATGCCACTCGTTAAATCCAAATCACCCGAAGCCTTTCGCAAAAACGTCAAGGCTGAAGTGGCTGCTGGCAAGCCTGTAAAACAGGCCGTGGCAATTGCTTATTCGGTCAAGCGTAAAGCAGAAAAGAAATAACATGGCAGACCCAACAGGCATCGTCGCCGCCGCAGCCGTAGCTGTTGGTGGTTCGGCTAAAGACAAAACCAACGCCAGCGTGTTGGCTACCGCACGCTCACGGCTTGATATGGCGATGTCGGCCTTGTCTGAGTCGCGTGAAGATGAGATTGATGACCTGAAGTTCTACGCCGGTTCACCCGACAACCATTGGCAGTGGCCTGCTGACGTGCTGGCGACTCGCGGCGCGGTGCAGGGGCAAACCATCAACGCCCGCCCGTGCCTGACGATCAACAAGCTGCCGCAGCATGTGCGCCAAGTCACCAACGACCAGCGGCAGAACCGGCCAGGTGCCAAAGTCATCCCCGTGGACGACAAGGCCGATGTGCAAGTGGCCGAAATCTTTAACGGCATGATTAGGCACATTGAGTACCTGTCAGACGCTGATGTGGCCTACGACACGGCCTGCGAGAACCAGGTGGCTTACGGCGAAGGCTATTTGCGCCTGCTCACCGAGTATTGCGACGACAACACGTTCGATCAGGACATCAAGATCGGGCGCATTCGCAACTCGTTTTCGGTCTACATGGACCCGATGATCCAAGACCCAACTGGTGCGGATGCCAAGTATTGCTTTGTCACTGAAGACCTGACCCGCGCAGAGTACGAGCGCCAGTACCCAAACGCCGCGCCCATTACAACTTTGCAATCCTTGGGTGTGGGCGACCAGTCGATCAGCAACTGGCTGAACGAAGACACGATTCGTGTTGCCGACTACTATTACATCGACTATGACCGCGCAACGCTGAACTTGTACCCAGGCAACATCACGGCGTTTGACGGCTCTCCCGAAGACAAGCAGCTAAAGGCCATCTACGGCAAGCCCAAGCGCAGCCGCGAGTCTGACCGCCAAAAGGTTAAATACTGCAAGATCAACGGCTACGAAATTCTTGAAGAACGCGAGTGGGCGGGCAAGTGGATTCCCGTCATCCGCATTGTCGGTAACGAGTTTGAGGTTGATGGTCGGTTGTATGTGTCTGGCCTTGTGCGTAACGCCAAGGACGCCCAGCGCATGTACAACTACTGGGTCAGCCAAGAGGCCGAGATGCTGGCTTTGGCCCCTAAAGCGCCATTTATCGGCTACGGCGGGCAGTTTGAAGGCTACGAAGACAAGTGGAAGACCGCTAACACGACCAATTGGCCGTATTTGGAGGTCAATCCAGACGTTACAGACGGCCAAGGCTCTGCCATGCCGCTACCCCAGCGGGCACAGCCTCCGATGGCCTCCAGCGGCCTTTTGCAAGCCAAAGCGGGCGCTTCTGAGGACATCAAGTCCACAACCGGCCAATACAACGCCTCTTTGGGCATGGGCAGCAACGAGCGCTCAGGAAAAGCCATTCTTGCGCGTCAGCGTGAGGGCGATGTGGGCACCTACCACTACGGCGACAACTTGTCTCGCGGCGTTCGGCACGTTGCCCGTCAGCTTGTGGACTTGATCCCCAAGATTTACGACACTCAGCGCATTGCTCGCATCATCGGTGAAGATGGCGAGACTGAGATGATCAAGATTAACCCTGATCAAGAGCAGCCGGTTAACAAGATCGTTGACGAGCAGGGCATTGTGATTGAGAAGGTCTACAACCCAAGCGTCGGCAAGTACGATGTGGTGGCTACCACCGGCCCTGGCTACGCGACCAAGCGTCAAGAGGCGTTGGAGGCTATGGCCCAACTGTTGCAAGGCAACCCGCAACTGTGGCAAGTCGCTGGTGATTTGTTCGTCAAGAACATGGACTGGCCTGGCGCTCAAGAGATGGCTAAACGGTTCAAGAAAACCATTGATCCGCAATTGCTTAGCGATGCCGACGAAAATCCAGAACTGCAAGCCGCACAACAGCAGATGCAGGCAATGGGTCAAGAGATGGAGCAGATGCACCAGATGATCCAGAACGTCGGCAAGTCCATTGAAATGCAAGACATGCAGCGCAAAGACCTTGAAGCCCAAGTCAAAGTGTATGACGCCGAAACCAAGCGGATTAGCGCAGTGCAGGCCGGTATGACCGAACAGCAGATTCAGGACATCGCTATGGGCGTTGTTGCTGCCGCGATGGAGTCGCAAAGCATGATGAACCAGATGCCTGAGATGCGCGAGGAATCCATGCCTATGGAGATGACGCCACCTGAACAACAAATGGGGATGCCACAATGAAATGCGCTGACTTTATAGGAATCCTGTTCCTAGCCCGTGATGTGACGCACAGCGTTCACTTGAACACCCGCAGCTTTAGCAAGCACGAAGCGCTCAACATTTTTTATAGCCGCATCGTTGGCGCTGCCGATGATTTTGCCGAAGCCTACCAAGGCCGAAATGGTTTGATCGGCCCGATCACCTTGCATTCGGCAAAGAAGACCAGCAACGTCATTGAGTTCCTAGAAGACTCGTTGGCTGAGATTGAAGCTGCTCGGTACAATGTGTGCGATAAATCAGACTCGTCGCTGCAACAGTTGATTGACAACATCATTGAAGTCTATCTTCGCACTTTGTACAAATTGAGGTTCTTAGCATGACTGTAAATCTTTCCGCACTCGCTGGCGCAGGCGCTCAATTTCTTGACAATAACGGCACTATTTTGTCGGGCGGCAAGCTGTATTCTTATGCTGCGGGGACAACCACACCGCAAGCCACTTACACTAGCGCGTCAGGCGCTACGGCACACACTAACCCAATCATTCTCAATTCTGCTGGCCGTGTTGCCACAGGTGAAATTTGGTTGACTGCGGGCGAAAACTATAAGTTTTCGCTATTTACATCAACTAATGTACTTATCGCAACGTGGGACAACATTACGGGCATTAACGGCGCTGACATTACAAGCAACGCATCGACTGTAGTTTATGACCCCGCAGGAACAGGCGCGGTAGCAACCACTGTGCAAGGCAAGCTGCGCGAGAGTGTCAGCGTTTTAGACTTTGGCGCAGACCCTACTGGCACAACAGTTTGTTCTGACAAAATTCAAGCAGCGATTGACGCATTGCCTAATACTGGTGGTTCGGTTTATGTCCCAAAAGGCACATACCTTGCCACAAACATCCGTGTTGATGGCACTGGTGGCAACAAGTCAAACGTGTTGATTTACGGCGATGGTGCGTCAAGCATTATTTACAAACCAGACCCTGCCGACATTATCACGGACGCAGGACTGAAGTCCAATGTTTTGTGGGCATTGACTGGAAACGGCCATCAAATTCGCGGTTTAAAAGTTGAAGGCAATTTGAGCCGTGGGGGAACAGAGCCACCTTTTGTCATTAAATTTACACTAAGCATGACGTATCCAGCGGCTGGTCGCCCATTGTCCGTGGCTGTTGGTGGAGGCTCATCAACCGCGCAACCCAACGATTTGGTTTATATCGTTACATCTACGGGCGCGGGTCAAACAGCAAGCGCGGTAAACATCAGCGTTGATGAGGCACTCGGTTACGTCACCAATGTGACCAGCCAAGTGTTTAACGAGCGCACTGGCGCTGGTTACATGAACTCCTACAACTTGGACAATGACTTCGCCTATCGCGCAGGCATTTACATGAACGGCGAATTTGCTGCGATGGATCGGGTGTTTGTCGAGAATTGCGAAGTAACAGACGCTGTTGCTGGTGGTGTTTTGATTGGTTCAGGCCCATTGTTTGCGTCCGAAGTTTATTTCGGCACTGTTAATGCCAGAATTATTGGAAATAACGTGTACGCCAACGGCGCGACCAACATAGGCGGCGGACATAAAGTCAAAGCCACAATCTCAAACAACATTGTTGGTTTTACAACCAGCTCAGGTATTCGTTGCGATGAAGGCTCTCACGAGTGTGTCATCAATGGCAACATCATTGACACGGCAAACAATCTTGAAGCCAACGGTGGTGTGAGTGTTTTCCAGTCTGATTACGTTACTGTTACGGGCAACTTTATTAAAGGTGCTATTGTTGGAGTCACTTACAACTCTTGCGATTGGGGCACAATTTCTGGCAATACTATTGCCGACTGTGGTGTTGGCATTGGCTACCGCCAAATGGACACTGGCACTATCACGGGCAACACGATCATTGATTGTTACTCTGACGGTATTCGCGTGACGGACGGCTCTCAGGTTGCCGTGTCCAGTAACGCAATCCAAAATACAGGCGGTTCTGGTATCGAGTTGGTCAGTGCATTGGCTGGGTCTTCCGTCATTGGTAACCAAATTATCAACGCCGAACTTAATGGAATTTTGGTAAATGACTGCAATCATTCAATGATTACGGCAAACGTAATTCGAAACAGTGGAACTGTTGCACTCAATAAGTCGGGTATTGCATTGATGGGCACATCAAACAACTGTGTGGTGTCATCCAACCGTTGTTTTGACTCGCGCGCTTCCGGTAGTCGTACTCAAGACTACGGTGTGTTCTTGGATACTACAATAACCACGTCCATTGTCACAAATAACCGACTCGCAAACAACGGCTTGGGTGATGTAAACAGCATCCCTGCTACTGTTTTATATGCCTTTAACGGTGATGGGTCTGTTGGCTATGTTTCTTCTGGTACGTCAATCAACTTTTTGGAAACTGCGGGTGGTGCAAACGGCACTAACTCATCTCCAAAAATTGAAGCTACTGGGGCAACAACGGATATTGATATTCGCTTAATTCCAAAAGGCGCGGGTCTTTTTCGTTATGGAACACACGCCGCGCTTGGTGGTGAAACCGTCACGGGTTTTGTTACGATCAAAGACAGCGGTGGAACCGTTCGCAAGTTGGCTGTTGTAAGTTAAGGAGAACACCATGTGGAAACACTACTGCAAAGCTGACAAAAATTGGCTGTCTGTTCTAATCGGTCAAGAGTGCTCTTGGTGCGGTTGTAAGGAAGAATAATTATGGCGGCATTATTTTGGGTAACAGGCGGTACAGGAAACTGGAACAGCGCAAGTAACTGGGCGCTAACATCAGGTGGTGTTGGTGGCATAGCTGTTCCTAGCTCTTTGGACACTGCTAGATTTGATGCAAACTCAGGGGCTGGCGTAGCCACGCTTGATATCAGCCCAGACATTCAGACGTTAAATTGTTCTGGATTTACAGGCACATTGGCGTTTGAAACAAACACAATTTCTCTGAACAGCACAGGTACGATTTTCACTGGTGCTACGACCATGACGGTCACTGGTACGCCACAGATCATTTGCACCAACTCAAGTGCAACAGCAAGGACAATCACGCCAACAGCAGTCACTGAAGCCAACAGTATCTCATTCAGAGTTACCGCTGGCACAGGCACGTTCACTATGTCGTCAACGACCTCGATTAGAAATATAGATTTTACGGATGGTGTAAATCCAACTGGATACGCAGGCGTTTTGAGTTTTGGCGCTACTGTGCTTGTTTACGGTAGTGTTAAATTTTCAACAGGTATGACTGTTAGCGTAAGTGGAAGCGCGCTTACTTTTGCCGCTACATCCGGTACACAATCGTTTACCACAAACGGCGTACTTTTTGATAGACCAGTCATTCAAAACTCACTAGGCGCAACGCTTCAGCTTCAAGACAACTTGACGATGGGTTCTACCCGCACGTTTACGTTAACAGCGGGTACATTGGATTTGGTTACTCGAACTCTAAGCTCAGGACTTTTTAACTCTAATAATTCCAATACACGCGCTATTGCGTTTGGCACTGGGAATATTACAGTTGTACGAGACAACGCAACAATTTGGAATACTGCGACATCTACAAATTTAACTTACACAGGAACGCCCACTGTCAATTTTACCTATGCTGGTGCTTCAGGCACAAGAACCATTGCCGCAGGCAACACAGCGGGCGGAAGTGAAGCGGTTGCGATTAGTTTTAATATAGCTGCGGCAACCGACACAGTTAATTTATCAATTGAATCACACGTCAAAAATTTAACTTTTACAAATTTTACAGGTACAGCGGGATTAGACTATATAGCTTGGGGTAACTTAACCTTAAGCGCCGGTATGATCATAAGTGGGTCAAATAATGGCCCTATTTTTTCAGCCACAACGGGCACAACTGCTATTACTACAAACGCTGTTACGTTTGATAGTGCTTTAACTTTTAACGGCGCTGGTGGCACGTTTGCCTTCCAAGATGCACTGACGCAAGGGTCTACTAGAGCGTTTACCATTGCCAATGGAACCGTTAAACTCAAAGCAGGCGCAACCAGCACAATGGGTTTGTTTGCCGCAAACAACGCAAACACTAAGTCCCTTCAGTCAACAACGCCAGGCAGTCAGGCGACAATATCGCAGGCCAGCGGCACAGTGACCGTAGCCGATCTAACCATCCGCGATTCAAACGCCGTGGGCGGCGCGTCTTGGACTGCCTACGCCGACTATGAAAATACCGATGCGGGTAATAATGACGGCTGGAACTTTGGCCTATCGCCACCCTATGCGTCTTATGAGCCGCCGATTATCATAAGATCGTTTACACAACCACGGAGATTTTGACATGACCATGAACCTTAAAGCCGTTACGACTTGTTTTGGCTACCAGCAGATTACAGACTTGACCGCATCTACTGCGCTGACAGTGCCGACCAAATCGCCGGAGGGTTTAAACGCAAGGCCCGTTTTGGCTTTGATCGTGGCTGAAGGCGCTCCTGTTCGCTGGCGTGATGACGGCACGGCGCCATCTGCCACTGTTGGTATGCCCATTGCGGTGGGCGTTCCATTTCAGTACGATGGTGACCTGACCAAAATTCGCTTTATTCAACAATCCGCAAGCGGTATTTTGAACATCTCGTATTACAGCTAACATGACATTGCGTAAGTACCTTATGGGCATTTGGTCAGCAACTAGCCAATGGTTTAATGTTGTCCTACTGTTTGGGCATCCTAATGAGTCAATCAGCGGTCGCAGTCATCGAGAAGATTGGTGGCTTAAAAAATTGGTTAACGCAATGCTTTTTTGGCAGGTTGACCACTGCAAAAGCGCGTACAACAATGATGTGAAGTGGGCAAAAGCCTACATCGAGCAAGATTCAAATAAGGCATAATGCAAAAAACCGTATCGGCCAGGTTGACCGAGGAATCCAAGGATTCATAAATGCTAGAAGAAGTACCAGCGGAGTCACTACCCGTGCCAGAACAGGAAGCAACGGCTGCACCTGCGACTGATGTTCAAACGCCGGAAATCGTCGAAGAACAGCCAACCAAGACATTCTCGCAAGAGGAACTTGATGCTGCAATCGGCAAACGCCTTGCAAGAGAGCAACGTAAGTGGGAACGAGATCAAGCACAGCGTCAGTCTGAACAACAGACGTTGAGGGCCGCACCAACTGCCACCGCTGACCAGTTTGAGTCTACTGAAGCCTATGCAGACGCATTGGCCTACCAGAAGGCAGAAGAACTGATCGCCAAGCGTGAGGCAGCCAAGCAGCACTCTGCTATTCTCGAAAGCTATCAAGATTTGGAAGAAGAAGCGCGGGTTAAATATGATGACTTTGAACAAGTCGCATACAACCCCAAGCTGCCGATTACAAATGTGATGGCTGAAACGATCCAGTCTTCGGACATTGGCCCTGAGTTAGCTTACTATCTCGGTTCCAACCCCAAAGACGCGGAACGCATCTCACGCATGACGCCACTCAGTCAGGCAAAAGAGATTGGAAAAATTGAGGCCAAATTGGCCGCAGAACCTCCGGTCAAACGAACAACGTCAGCGCCAGCGCCGATTTCACCTGTTACTGCTCGGAACTCCGGTTCGTCAACGCAAGACACTACAGACCCACGGTCTATCAAGACCATGACGGCCTCGCAGTGGATTGAAGCTGACAGGGCACGCCAGATGAAGAAGCTCGAATCGCAACGTATCCGCTAACTTTTTTTAGGAAATTTAAATGTCAAACTCGATCCTCACAATCGACATGATCACGCGCAAAGCGCTTGAGATTCTCGAAAACAACCTGGTTCTTACCCGTAACGTGAACCGTCAGTACGACGACAGCTTTGCTGTTGAAGGTGCCAAGATTGGTTCTACCCTGCGTATCCGCCTGCCTGACCGCGCTCTGGTCACTGACGGTGCCGCCCTGCAAGTTCAGGACGACAACGAGCAGTTCACCACCCTGTCGGTTGCCAACCAAAAGCACATCGGTGTCAACTTCACATCTGCTGAACTGACCATGCAATTGGATGACTTCGCAGAACGTGTGCTGAAGCCGCGTATTTCTCAGTTGGCCTCCAGCATTGATGCTGACGTTGCCAATGCGTACAAATACATTGGTAACACCGTTGGCACTCCTGGTACCGTTCCTTCAACTTCTTTGGTGCTGCTCCAAGCCCAACAGAAGCTGAACGAAAACGCTGCTGTGATGTCGCCACGTTACGCCACCGTGAACCCAGCGGCCAACGCCGGTCTGGTTGAAGGTATGAAAGGTCTGTTCAATCCGACCGACACTATCTCCAAGCAGTTCCGCAACGGCATGATGGGCACCGGCGTGCTGGGCTTCGATGAAGTCAATATGTCTCAGTCGATCAAGCAGCACACCACTGGCTCGCGCAGCGCTTCTGCTTCCACTTTGGTTAAGACCCCAGGCGTTACCGCTGAAGGCGCTTCGACCATCCTGCTGGAACAAGGCTCTGTGTCTACGACCATTAAAGCTGGCGACGTGTTCACTGTCAGTGCTTGCAATGCAGTCAATCCGCAGACCCGTGAGTCCACTGGTTCGCTGTATCAGTTCGTTGCTCTGGCTGACGCCACCGCATCGTCTGGCACTTGGACTGTGACTGTGTATCCTATGTACTCGGCTAACCACGCCTTGGCTACTATGGATGTGCTGCCTGCAACTGGCGCAACTGTGACCTTCGTTGGCGCTGCTTCCAGCCAGTTCGCTCAGAACTTGGTTTACCACAAGGATGCCATCACGTTCGCCACTGCTGACCTGTTGCTGCCACAAGGCGTTGACATGGCTGCCCGTGCCGTTCACAACGGTATCAGCTTGCGTGTTGTTCGTCAGTACGACATCAACAACGACCGTATGCCTTGCCGTATTGACGTTCTGTATGGCTACAGCGCCATCCGTCCACAAATGGCTTGCCGCATCTGGGGCTAAACCGAATGCCCCTTCGGGGGCGTTAACTTAACATCTTTTTTAAGGAAATTATCATGGCACTTCCAAACGGCGGCGGCGGTTACCAACTCGGTGACGGCAACCTGAACGAAATCGTACTGGGCTATGCCCCAGCCCCTGCAACCTATACAGCTAATGCAACTGCCGCTTTGACAGTTGCTGATCTGGAAGGCGGCATCATTCTGTACACGCAAACCAATGCCAACAACCTTCAGCTTCCGCTGGTGGCTGGCGTGGGCGGCGTTGATGCAGAAATCAGCAGCGCTAAAGTTGGCAGCACTTTTGACTTTGTTGTCATGTCCACCAGCACTGGTGTAGCCACGCTGACTGTCAATACCGGCTGGACTTTGGTTGGCTCTGGCCTGACCACTGCGTCTGGCTTCGGTGCTATTTTCCGCGCCCGTAAAACCGGCGACGGCACTTACACCTGCTATCGTATTGCTTAAACCTAACGGGGGCTTCGGCCCCTGTTTCTAAAGGAAAATCATGGCTACGAATACAAAACCTATTGGTGTTGCTTACGAAGACCCGTACCTAGACGGTGCGGTCATTAACAACTCGACTATTACTGGTACGGTAACGTCTACTGCGGTGTCTAACATTGCCGTAACAAATGCCACCACCGGAAGTAGCAATGCTGCTGCATCTACCACTACGCTTACCCTCACGGGTGCTGGCGCGGTGGGCTGGGCAAGCAAATCAGACTTGGAAGCAAATGTCGCGTTGGGCGCATACGCTAACGGTCTGTATGGCTACCTAGAATTCGGCGCAAGTGGCCGAGTTACTGGTTTGGCTTCTGGTACTGTCGGCGAAGTTGTTTTGTCTGCTGGTTGCACACAAGGAACCTACGCCGCGATTGAAGCTGAAGTCGGTATGCCTAGCGGCGCTGTGACTGGCACGAACACATCGTTCCTCTACTTGAGTTCTTATGGCGCTGACAAAGCAACATTCGACACAAGCGGCACTTTGTTCAATCTGGCTGGTGTGACTAAGGGTTCGGGTAATCTCCTGCAAGACACAACATCCGGTGCAACAATCCGTCCAGTTCAAGCGCTTAAAGTCGTTACGCCTGATGGCATCCGCTATCTGCCGTTGTACGTCACTGCTGCCATTGCTGCTTAAAGATGATCACCCGTGAAGTGATCATGGATCGGGTGCAAAGTCTGCAAAAACAAGCCGAGCGTTTGCGTTCCGATTTGGATGCAACGCTCGGTGCGTTACAAGACTGCGGGTACTGGCTTGAGCAATTGAAACAGGAAAACACTGATGGCAATGATCTATCTGCTTCATCCAATCCACGGGGCTAAAGTTGCCACGATGGAACTTGAGGCCGTGTTTGATGAAACAAACGGCTGGACACGCTACAATCCGGACATGCCTTCAGAACCTGAAGAAGCAGTCAACGCGCTAGAAGTTAAGCGCAAATACACACGCAAGGCTGTAGCCGAAGGAGTCTGACATGGCAGTTTACACGGCTGGCGATCAAATCAATCGGGCGCTTCGTCTGATTGGCGTGTTGGCCGAAGGTGAAACAACCTCTGCGTCGGTGTCGCAAGACAGTCTGATGGCGATGAATCAGATGATTGATTCGTGGAACACTGAGCGTCTTTCGGTGTTTAGCACTCAAGATCAAATCTTTACTTGGCCCGCAGGGCAAATTACGCGCACGCTTGGCCCATCGGGCGACTTTATCGGCCTGCGCCCCGTGCTGTTGGATGAGGCGACTTACTTTCGTGACCCTGGCACCAACGTGTCGTTCGGCATCAAGTTCATCAACCAGCAGCAGTACAACGGCATTGCCGTTAAAACCGTAACGTCAACGTACCCACAAGTCATTTTTGTAAACATGACTTACCCAGACGTTACGATGTCCATCTACCCGCGCCCCACCCGCGACTTGGAATGGCATTTTGTGTCCGTCCAAGAACTAAGCAACCCTGCCACACTGGCAACTGATCTGTTCTTCCCGCCAGGCTACCTGCGGGCGTTTACCTACAACTTGGCAATGGAGATTGCGCCTGAGTTTGGTGTTGAGCCAAGCCCCCAAGTGCAGCGCATTGCCATGACCAGCAAGCGCAACTTGAAGCGCATCAACAATCCTGATGATGTGATGTCTATGCCGTACGCTATTGTCGCCACTCGTCAACGCTTTAACATTTACGCAGGAAACTACTAACATGGCTACCATTGCAATTACATCTCTCCCCGCCGCCACGGCGTCAGCTACAACTGATGTTTTGCCTATGGTGCAGGGTGGCACAACAAAACAAATCACTAATGCGCTGCTGTTTACCAACGCAACGCTGGTAACGCCCGCGCTTGGCACGCCAATTTCTGGGACATTGACCAATTGCACGGGCTTGCCGATTGCAACTGGCGTAAGCAACTTGGGCACCAACGTGGCTACTTTCTTGGCAACACCAAGCAGCGCCAATTTGCGAACCGCCTTGACTGACGAAACAGGTACAGGTTCTGCTGTCTTTGCAACAACGCCAACGCTAGTGACTCCAATTCTTGGCACGCCGACTTCTGGGGTGCTAACTTCATGCACTGGGTTGCCGCTTACGACTGGCGTGACTGGTGCTTTACCCGTTGCAAATGGTGGCACTGGCGCATCAGGAACAGTGCAGGCTTTAAGTGGCCCTGGCGCGGTAAATATCACAAGTCTTGCTACTGCATTTACGTCAACTGCTGCGGGTAATGCGCTGACACTTGCAGATGGCGCACAAGGACAGATCAAGACAGTTATTTATGTTGCAGAAGCCGCTGGTGGCGATACTGGTGTTTTAACTCCGACCAACCTTGGCAGCGCAACCACAATCACATTTAATGCCATTGGTGATTCGGTGACTCTCCAGTTTGCTGGTACGGACTGGTGGGTCGTTGGATTCCGTGGTGCGGCAGTCGCTTAATGAAAACGCCGATCTTAGGCTCAAGCTATGTAGCCCGCAGCGTCAACGCTGCGGACAGCCGCATGGTCAACTTGTTTCCCGAAGTTGTGCCCGAGGGCGGCAAAGAGCCAGCGTTCTTAAACCGTGCGCCTGGCTTGCGCTTTTTAGCCACTATCGGCTCTGGGCCGGTTCGCGGTGTGTGGTCGTTTTCGTCCCTTAGCACCACGGCGTTTGTTGTGTCCGGCACTCAGCTTTATAAGATCGACCAAGCCTACACAACCACGCTGATCGGCAACGTCAGCGGCACTGGGCCAGTTAGCATGGCTGACAACGGCACGCAATTGTTTATCGCGTGTAACGGCCCTAGTTTCATTTACAACAACACCACCAACGCTTTCGCGCAAATCACGGACGGCGACTTTCCAGGCGCGGTAACGGTAAGTTACCTTGACGGCTACTTTGTGTTCAATGAGCCAAACAGCCAACGCGTCTGGGTAACTCAGTTGCTTGACGGTCTGTCAATTGACCCGCTGGACTTTGCCAGCGCTGAAGGTGCCCCAGACGGTTTGGTGGCCTTGATTGTTGACCACCGCGAGGCTTGGTTGTTCGGCACCAACTCGGTCGAGGTCTGGTATGACGCGGGCAACGCGGACTTCCCACTATCGCGCATCCAAGGCGCTTACAACGAGATTGGCTGCATAGCCCCTTACTCTGTCGCCAAACTTGACAACGGCCTGTTCTGGCTGGGCGCTGACGCCCGTGGGCAGGGCATTGTCTATCGGGCCAACGGCTACACGGGCGTTCGCGTGTCCACGCACGCCGTCGAGTGGCAAATTCAGCAGTACACCGATATGTCAGACGCGATTGCGTACACATACCAGCAGGACGGCCACGCCTTCTATGTGCTGATCTTTCCTTCGGCTAACACGACTTGGGTTTACGATGTGGCCGCTGGCGTGTGGCATGAGCGTGCGGGCTTTGCCGACGGCTCGTTTACCCGCCATCGCAGCAACTGCCAGATGGCGTTCAACAACGAGATTGTTGTGGGCGACTTTGAAAACGGCAACATCTATGCCTTTGACCTTGATGTGTACGCCGACAACGGCCAGATTCAGAAGTGGCTGCGGTCGTGGCGGGCGCTGCCCACCGGCCAGAACAACCTCAAGCGCACGGCGCAACACTCGCTGCAACTTGATTGCGAGACAGGCGTTGGTTTAAATTTTCT